CCATACACGAAGACAGGCGAGGCAACATTTTCCCGAGCAAGCAGGCCAGCACCGAGCGAATTGACGGCATCGTGGCGCTGTGCCAAGGGCTCGGAATGTGGATGAGGTCGGAGCAGAGCAACGCCAACGCCGCCCCGGAAATCTTCTTCATATGATCGCTCACGAACACCGGATTCTCTGGCTCCCCGGCGAAGAGCGCTCGTGGGACGACGATGGCGGCGGTCGTTCGCCGGCCGGCGTGCGAATCACGCCAGAGAATGCGACCTCGGTTGCGGCGGTGTTTTCGTGCCTGCGGATTTTGGCCGAGACGGTGGCGGGCCTGCCGCTCCACCTGCTCGAGCGGACGCCTGGCGGCGGCAAGCGACTCGCCCGCGAGCTGCCGCTGTATCGCAAGCTGCACTCCCAGCCAAACGCATGGCAGACGAGCTTCGAGTGGCGCGAGCAGATGGTGATGCACGTCGGCCTGTGGGGCGACGCCGAGAGCGAGCTTGTTCCAGGTCAGTCAGGGGCGATCGACCAGATTGTGCCGCTGCACCCGAGCCGGATGAAAATTGAGACGCTCGAGAACGGCCGGCTGCGATACACGTACCGCGAGGCGAAGGGCTCGCAGACGATTTACACCGACGAGCAGATTCTGCACGTTCGCGGCCCAAGCGACGACGGCGTGCATGGCATCTCGGTGGTGGAGGAGTGCCGCGACGCGATTGCCCTAGCTCGTGCGTGCGAAATCCACGGGGCGAGGTTCTTCGGTGCCGGTGCCCGGCCGGGATTCATCCTCTCGACCGACAACCAGTTGAACGCCGACGCTCGCCGCGAGCTTGCAGAGAACTGGAACCGCAAGCACCGCGGCTCGTACAACGCTCACGAGACGGCCGTCCTCACGGGCGGTCTGAAACCCTACGAGGTTCCATACGCGAGCAACACCGACTCGCAGTATCTGGAGTTGCGGGAGTACCAGCTGCGCGAGATCGCCAGGCTGTTCCGCATCCCTGGCTATCTGCTGGGGATTGAGCCGGGTACGCCGCAGGCCGAGATTCAATTCGTCACGCACACGATCATGCCGTGGCTGCGGCGTCTCGAGTCGGCATTCATGCGTGACCTCATCGTCGACGACGAGCGGTATCTGGTCGAGTTCGACGTGCGGGGTCTCCTGCGTGGCGATGCCGCCAGCCGGTCAGCGTACTACCGTGCGATGTGGGACATCGGCGTCGTGTCGACCAACGACATCAGGGCGAGCGAGAATCTTGACCCGGTCGATGGCGGCGACGAGCGGTATCGGCCGCTGAACATGGGGACGCTTGGGGCACCACCGTCAGTCGGCGACGTGCTCGCCCAGCAGCAGCCCGGCAGCGGCATCGACGGCCAGGCGGTCGAGGGCGGCATCGCTGCGGCAGAGCAAGGCCAGCCAGCCGAGTCGGTGGCCGCGAGCGAGACCAGTTTGACAACGGCAGAGGTGTCGTCGCTCCTGACGGTCGTGAAGCAAATCACTGACGGAATGCTCTCCATCGACGCAGCCCGTGCCATCATCGCGGCAGCGTTCCCGGTGCTGTCGCCCGCACGGGTCGAGACAATCCTGCAAGGCGTGCAGGCACCGGAGCCGGAACCGCTGCCAGATCCCCAGCCTCAGCCAGTTCTGACAACGCGAGCGATGACCGTCAGTATCGACTTCGATCGAACATTCGCCGCCGACCCGCAGCTGTGGGGCGAGTTCGCCCGCAAGGCGGTCGCGGACGGCAATCGTGTGGTGATGATTTCTCGAAGGCCAGAGTCAGATCGAGAGGAGGTGATCTCATCTCTCGGCGACTACGCCGAGTCGTTCTCCGACGTGCTGCTCGTGGGTGGTGACACGCTCAAGGCTGACGCCGCCCAGGCGGCTGGGATCAGCGTGGACGTGTGGGTAGATGACTCGCCGCAGTTCATCCGGGGCGAGCAGCGTGCCCAGCCGGGCACCGTGTCGGAAGGTGACTTTGTGTCGTGGGATTCCTCGGGCGGCCGTGCTCGCGGGCGGATTGACCATGTGATGGATTACGGCACGCTCGACATCCCAGGCACTGATTTCAAGATCGACGCTACGAAAGCAGACCCTGCCGCCCTCATCACGCTCTACGAAGAGGTGGCCGGCGGGTGGCGTGCGACCGAGACGCAAGTCGGTCACAAGGTGGCAACGCTCACGAAGATTGACCCGCTGCCAGAGCCGCCGCCGGTCGAGGAGAACGCCTACGGCAAGCCCAAGCGGAGGGGGCGGAAGCGTGGCAGCTAGGTACGACCACATTGACTTCAAGCCGCCCGCGGGCGTGCGTGAAGAGGCGGCGAAGGGGCTGGCATGGCGAAGCGAATACGGCCGCGGCGGCACGGCAGTCGGCGTGGCTCGCGGACGCGACCTGAGCAACGGCACGACGATCAGCCCCGAGACGGCTCGCAGGATGAAGGCGTACTTCGACCGGCACGAGATCGACAAGCAAGGTGAAGGCTGGAGTCCCGGCGAGCCGGGCTTCCCCAGCAACGGGCGGATCGCGTGGGCATTGTGGGGCTCCGATCCAGGGTGGGCGTGGAGTCGCAAGCTAGTTGAGCAAATGAACGCCGCAGACGAGGAGAACCGAAGCATGATCGAGCGACGCAGTCTGTACGAGGAAGAGTCCGCCGACCTGCCGCTGCTCCGAGTAGAGTCACGCTCCGAGGACGGTGCCGCGGAGTCGCGGTGGATCGTCGGCTACGCCGCGAAGTTCGGCGTGAACTCGCTTGACCTCGGTGACTTCGTAGAGCGGATTGACCCGCAGGCGTTTGGCATCGTCGCCGAGCGTCGCGGCCGGAAGAAACCGCTGGAGACGCGAGCCCTGTGGAACCACGACGCGAATTATCCGCTCGCTCGGTATCCCGGCACGCTGCGGATGAACGTGGACGACATCGGGCTACGGTACGAGTTCCCCGTGCCAGACACGACCTACGGCCGCGACCTCGCTGCGAACATCGACGCGGGCATCGTGCGTGGCTCGTCGTTCTCGTTTCAGATCGCGCCGGGCGGCGAAGCCTGGAGCGTCGAGGACGGTCGCAGTATCCGCACCGTGACGAAGATCGACTCGCTGATCGACGTTGGCCCGGTGACGTTCCCAGCCTATCCCGACACCGACGTGAGCGTAGCCCAGCGATCCTTCAACGCCTTCCGCAGCCAGCGTGACGCCAACTCGTCCCGGCTCCTGGCGGTGCAGGCACGGGCCGCAGACCTCCGAGAGTACCTCCGCAGGCATGGCCGCTAGAACGAACGACCCATGCAGTTGCCGCCGCGGCAGGCTGGAAATCGCCAGTAGCCAGCGGCACGGCGACTATCAGGTGCGGTATCTGCGGTGCCGCGCCTGCGGCTGTACGGACAAGCATGTGCTTCATGCGGTTGAGGTCCGTCGGCTGAAGGGTGGCTGATTCGTTTACTCTCGCCGCCCTTTCACTGCAAGGGTCGCGGGGTCTCTCCGTAGTTTTGAGTGTGCGGGCGGCAAGCGTCGCCCATCCCGTACACAGGAGTCTTCACGTGGACAAGCTCAAGAAGCTGCTCGACGAACTCGCCGCGGTGGTTGCCGAGATGGAAGCGACCTCGGAGATGCCCTCCGAAGGTGACGCTCCCGCGATGAGTGCCGAGCAGGAGGCGTCCCTCCGCTCGCTCGAGACCCGTGCCGCTGGCCTTCGCGAGCAGATCGAGCTGCTGCAGCGGATCGAGGCGAAGCAGGTCGAACTGCGTGCCGTTCTGGAGCGTGCCGCTCCCGCCAAGACGGTCGAGAAGACCGAAGCCCCCGAGACCAAGGAGTCCGTCGTGGAAAACCGCAACTACGCTGTTCCCCGTGCGACCGGCAAGCTCAAGGGCTTCGTCGGCCCCAACGCCGAAGAGCGTGCCTACCGTGCCGGAATGCACCTCAAGGGCTTTGTGCTCGGTGACGAGGAGGCTCGTCGGTGGTGCCGCGATCACGGCGTCGAGAGCCGTGCCCAGGCGGGCGGCATCAACTCGCTCGGCGGCGTCCTCGTGAGCGAGGAGCTGTCGAGCGAGATCATCCGGCTCGTCGAGGAGTTCGGCGTGGTTCCGTCGGAGTTCCGTCGGGTCTCGATGAACACGGACAGCATCCTGGTCGCCCGTCGCACCGGCGGTCTGTCGGCTCGGCCGATCGGCGAGAACGCTGCTCCGACGACCAGCGACGTCACGTTCGACAACGTCAACCTCGTGGCGAAGCTGTGGGGCATCGACAACCGCGTGCCCAACAGCCTGCTCGAAGACTCCGTGGTGGACCTGGCCGACGCGATGGCCGTCGAGGTGGCGCAGTCGTTCGCGGAAGCCTTCGACAACGCGGGCCTCATCGGCGACGGCGGCAGCACCTACCACGGGACGACGGGCGTGGCGACTGCCATCAACGATGGCACGCATACCGCGGGCGTGGTGACGGCGACCAGCCGCACGACGTTCGACGCCCTGACGCTGACCGACTTCACGAACCTCGTGGCTCGGCTTCCGCTGTTCGCTCGGCGGTCGGCGAAGTTCTACATCAGCCCGGCCGGGTACGGCTCGTCGATGCTGCGGCTCATGGTTGCCAACGCCGGCAACAATGCCTCGGACATTGCTGGCGGTGCGAACCTCCAGTTCCTTGGATTTCCAGTGGTGCTATGCCACCCACTTCAGTCGGCGCTCACCGGCACGACCGGCACGGTGGCCTGCCTGTTCGGCGACATGAGCCAGGCGGCGACCTACGGCGAGCGGCGTGCGGTCACGATCAAGACCGACGGCAGCCGCTTCATCGAGTACGACCAGAGTCTGACCTTCGCGACCGCTCGCGTGGCGATCGTCGCCCACGACCTCGGCTCCACCACCAAGGCCGGCCCGGTGGTCGCCCTCAAGTTCGGCTGAACAACACCCCCTTCCTAGGAGACTCTGATCCATGATCCATCTCGCTGCTACTAAGTCCGCGGCGGCCGGCAAGGCCAGTGTCTACACGTCCTCGCAGACCGCGACCCTGACGCTCGATACGGTCGGCTACGAGTACGCCTCCATCGACGTGATCGCCGGCCCTGCGGCGTCGACGTCGAGCGTGTTCCAGACGCTGACCCTGACGGAGTCGGATGCCAGCACCGGCACCTACTCCACCGTCTCGGGTTTCGCGGTCGACCTCAAGCCGGCGGCCTACGCCGGCCAGACCGCGGCGGACGCGATGACCGTCTCGCGGCTGGACGTTGACCTCCGCGGCAAGAAGCGATATCTCCGGGTGGTGGCGAGCCCCAACACCGACACGGTGATCGTGGTCTCGGCTCGGCTCGGCCGCGGCGAGGCTGGCCCGGTCGACGCGACCGGCAAGGGCGTGAAGGTCTCGGTCGAGTCCTGATCGCTTGACACTATCGTCATTCTGGGCGGCTGGCAGGGAGCAATCCCCGCCAGCCGCTTCCTTTTTCACGAGGTACCAGAATGATCGTCAAGGTGGGGAACACAGAGGCAGACATTCGCGTCGAGGCGGTGCTGTCGATGCCGCGGTTGAGCTTTACCGCCAACCACTTCGCATGGGCTCAGGCACTCATGCCGCTCGGCATTCGGCCGACGATGGGCACTGGTGCGTTCTGGTCACAGGTGAACTCTCGCATCTTCGAGCAGTTCATTGATAAATGCGAATACATTCTCACCATCGACTACGACACGTTCTTCACGAGGGCCGATGTCGAGCACCTCTTTACGATGGCGCTCACGTTCCAGTGCGACGCACTGACCGGGCTACAGACCAAGCGCGAAGACGGCCGGCCGATGCTCACGCTCAAGGGCACGCTCGACAATCCTCCCGCGACCGGCAGCACGACGGTGCCCGCCAGTTGGTTCGGTGAGCCCGTGCAGGAAGTGGACTCCGCGCATTTCGGCCTGACAGTGCTGTCGACGGCGGCGCTGAAGCGGTGCAAGAAACCGTGGTTCTGGTCGCGTCCCTCCGAGGACGGCACCTGGAACGACGGTCGCCTCGATGACGACATCTACTTCTGGAGAAATTGGCGAGACAGCGGGAACCGCGTGTTCGTGACGCCGCGAGTGATTCTCGGCCACGGAGAGTACGTCGTGACGTGGCCCGGCAAGGATCTCAGCTCGCCTGTTTTCCAGTGGACGACGGAGTTCACGAGCAAGCTCAAAGCCCCCGACACTGCATGGAGCGTGCCACAATCGTGAAAATCAAATTCCATAGGAACTACTCGACTTACCGGCCGGGCGACGTTGTCGATTGCGACGAGGCAGTGGCTCGTCGGCTCATCGCCGAGGGCACTGCCGTAGCAGATCGGCAGGCCGACCTGATCGAGACGGCGGCACTTGAGCCTGGCGGCGAGTCTGCGGACCTGACTCCGCGGCGACGGGGGCGACCTCCCAAGGAGCGACACGTTGAACTACCGCAGCATCAGGACGGTCACGCAGCCGATAGTTGAGCCTGTCTCGCTGGCCGAGGCGAAGGGCCACTGCCGGGTCGACTCGACGACCGACGATGCCTATTTGGCGTCGCTGGTGACGGCTGCCCGCGAGTGGGTCGAGGCGTACATGGACGAGTCGCTCGTCCATCAGCAGCTCACCATGAAGATGGACGGGTTTCCCGTCGAGATTGAGCTGCCGCGTCCACCGATGGCAACCGCCGGCACGACGACTGCCGTCACGGTCACCTACACGCTCGACGAGACAGGCACGACGGCAACGCTGTCCTCGACGCAGTACCGCGTGGACCGGGACAGCACGCCGGGCGTGATCCGCACGAACTACGGCGGGGCGTGGCCCGGTCACATCATGGACTTCAACGCCGTCACTGTGACGTGGTGGGCTGGGCGCGGCTCGTCTGGAAACGAAGTTCCGCAGGGCGTCCGCAACGCCATCCTGATGCTCGTCGGGCACTGGTACGAGCGACGGCTCGCGGCCGATGCCGGGGCGTTGAACGAGATTCCATTCGGGGCGAAGGCGCTGCTGGACGCTCAACGCTGGGGCTCGTACCGATGATTGACCCCGGCAAGCTCCGCGAGCGTGTCACGGTGCAGGTCGCGAGTGGCACGACCAATGCCCTCGGCGAGACGGTGCTGACGTGGTCCGACTCGTCAGCCGTCTGGGCGAGCGTGGAGGGCGTGTCGGCACGCGAGCAGATCACGGCAGGGCAGAGCCAGACGGCGATCAGCCATCGCGTGCGGCTGCGGTATCTGCCCGGCCTGACGCAGTCGCATCGCTTCTCGTGGCGGTCCCGCACGCTGGAGATTGTCAGCCTGCTCGAGCACGGCAACCGCAGTGAGCACGAGGCCATCTGCCAGGAGAACACCTAGATGGCAACAGCCGGCATCGTCATCTCGGCCGACTTTCCAGACCTCAAGAAGGTGGGAGACGCTATCCGGGGGCTGGGCGATAAGAGATTCACCGCCCAGGCTCTCAAGGATGCCCTAGAAAAAGCCATCTACCCTGCGTATCTGCGGCTGCGTGAACTATCGCCTGTCGGCCCTACCGGCAATCTGAAGGCCGCGGCCTCGCACTTGGTGAAGGCGTACCCGCGTGATGGCAACGCCGTCGGCCTGATTGGCTATCGCCGGGCCAACAGGCAGGACTCTCGCAGTGCCGCCGGCGGCAAGGTCCGTGCCTCTAGTGCGTCTGTCGGTGACCGTGCGAACCACCAGTGGCTGATCGAGTACGGCACGCGGCAGCGTGTGGTCGGCAAATTTTCAAACAAGCCTTATGAGCGGAAAAGCCCGGCGGTGCCGTTCGTGCGAACCCGCATGGGCCGGCAAGAGACGGTTCGCGGCAAGGGCGTCGTCCACGAGGTCAAGAAGGGGCAGAACGCCTACATCGCGTCGAGCTTCAAGAGCCTCGGGCCATTCGACCTGATTCGCCAGCGAAACGGCCGCGTCCAGACTGACCCGCCCTATCCGGGTGCGTTTTTCCGCAAGTCGAAAACGCCCATCGTGATCGCACCGACGCCCGTGGGCGGCCGTGCAGGACGCCCGCCGGTTCGCACTGCGTTTGAACAATCGCAGAGCCAGGTGGCGTCGATCTTGCAGCAGGAGCTGCGAATCAGCCTGGAGCGAGCACTGAGCACGCTCACGTTCCGCGGCGAAGGCACCCTCTCTGGAGTCTGACGATGCCGCTGAAATCACCAGAGGCTGCCGTTCGCAGCCGTCTCGTCGCGACAGCCGGGGTCACCGCCCTCATCGGCACCCGCATCTATCCCGTCATTGCACCGGCCACGGCGGCCCTGCCGTTCGTGACGTGGCGTCGTGTGGCGGTCGAGCGAGCACAGTCCCTCAAGGGACCGATCGGCACGCCGACAGTAAGCCTCTCGGTCGACATCTTCGCAGAGACCTACGAATCCGCGAGAGATATCGCAGACCAGTGCCGGCAATCTCTGGATGGCTGGGGGGGCACATTGGAAAATGTGACTGTGGCGCGTGTGTCGCTCGAAAACGAGAGCGACGGATTCGCCCAGTTGGCCGGCGGCGACCTCCCGCCGGTCTACACCGTGCAGCAAATCTACGGCATTCTCTGGCAGGAGAGTTGACTATGTCGATCACGCCTCATGACGGTGCGGGGACAGTGTTCACGTTCGGCGGCACGGCCTTCACCGTCACGAACATCGTTTACAACCTGGCCGATCCGGCGACCGACAACACCATCGACGTGTCGCACCTCGGGCTCACTGCTGGCAACGCTGTCAGCACGATCGACCGCCCACTGACCGGCAACGCTACCGATACCGGCCGCCAGATCACGATTGACTATCTCGGCAAGTCTGTTGTCGCGGATGCCTCCAGCGCCGCCATGTCGATCACGCACGCCGGGGCGACGTTCCTGTCGAAGAATGCCACGGTCGTCAGTTCGTCGGTGACATTCGCGACAAACGACGTCATCAAGGGCCAGGCGGTCTTCAAGGTCGCACGCTAGTTGCCGTGACGGAGGCATCCCGTCATGGCTGTCTATGCTGCTGGCGTGACCGTGACGTGGAACAGCGTTGCGTTCGCCGAGGTCACTGACTTCAAGGTCACGCTCGGCGGCAATCTGCCGATCTCGCGTGAAGCTCCAGCCGGCAGTGCGTTCGCGCTTGACCTGGGCACTATAGAGATAGCGTGCCTCGGGACCGCGAACTGTAGCGTTGCCAATTACGGCAAACGCGCCACGTTTCAGGTGTCGGGGCCAGGCGTCGTGTTCACTCACAAAGCGATCTTCGAGCGACTCGTCGTCGAGAAGAAGGTCAACGATGTGCAGAAGAACACAGTGACGCTGCGTCTGGCACCCATCTAGGAGACAAGCATGGCACTGACGGCAGAGCAGATCCTGGCAAGCGACGACCTCGGATTGAAGAAGGTCGCCGTTCGCGAGTGGGGCGGCGACGTCTACATTCGCGTGATGAGCGTCGGCGAGCGTGATTCCTATGAGCGGCTGTGGATGGGCAAGCGGGACACGGGTGTGGAGAACTTCCGCACCGAGTATCTCGCTCGCGTGCTCTGCACCGAGAAGGGCGAGCTGCTCTTCACCCGCGAGCAGGTCGCGTCACTGGCGAACAAGAGTGGAGCCGTCATGGGCAGACTCTTCGACGAGGCGCTCCAACACAACAACATGACGGAGGCGGATGTCGAGCAGCTGGGGAAAACCTGAGTGTCTCGCCGACGCGGAGGTTCATCTTCGCTTTGGCGGGGCACTTGAAGATGACGGTCGGCGAACTGTGCGTGCGAATGGATTCTCGCGAGTTGTCCGAGTGGATGGCTTACACGCGGTACTTCCAGGCGTTGCCAGATCCGTGGAGACAGACAGGGCTCGAGGTGAGTGCAATCCTGGCACCGTATTCAGCACGAGGACAGGCACCGTCCGCAGAAGACTTCAACCCGATTGAGCATCCGCCGCAGCATGAGGATCAGATGCTCGCACAGATCAAGATGCTGCAGTCGGCGCTAGGTGGTGGCTAATGGCGAACATTCTCGGACTCGCACTCAAGGTCACTGGCGACGCCAGCGGGCTGGCGAAGTCACTCACGCCTGTCGATCGTGCGCTCGACAATCTCGGCAAGCAGGCCGAGAAGGCGACGGCTGTGTTCCAGCCATTCGCCGACAAGACGGCGGCGGCGGGCAAGGCTCAGGAGGAGTTCGCGGCGAAGTTCGAAACTCTCGCAGGCCAGCTTCGCGAAAATGTCATCGCGCCTCAGGAGTACGCGGCTGCATTCGGGCAGTTGACCGAAGAGGCGAATGCTGCCGCAAAAGCATTTGAAGAGGGTCTTCGCATCACCGAGCAGGTGCGGACGGCCGAGGAGCGACGCGCAGACGAGCTAGAGAAGATTGAAAACCTTCTTGCGCAGGGGGCGATCTCTGAGGAGACGGCTGGGCGAGCTAGGGACAGAATCACCGGAGCGAGCGAGGCGGCGGCAGCTGCGGAGCAGGAGTTTGCCAGGGCTAAGGAGCAAGCGGCTCGCATAATTGAGGCAAACCTCTCATCTACCGAGCGAGCCCAAAAGCAATACGATGCCGCCGTCGCAGCAGCTCAAGAGCTTGAGCAGCGCGGCCTGCTCACGAAGGAACAATTGAACGCGGAGATCCAACGCCAGGCCGGGCTCTTCGCCAAGGCTGCTGTGGCCTCGGCACAGTACGGCGGCGAAGTGGACAAGGCCGGGGATTCCGGCCTCAAGTTCAACGAACTCTCTGGCATTCTCGGCCTGCTACCAGGGCAGATCGGCGGCGTCGCTTCGCGGCTCAGTGCGTTCGCCTCGGCGGGCGATGGCATCCAGAAGCTCTTTGCGGGTGGCGTGACGAACGCGATGACGAGCCTGGCCGGCTCACTGACGAGCCTCGCCAACCCGTTCACGCTGGCGGCTGCGGGAATCGCCGGGCTTGGCACGGCAGCATCGGCCGTGGTGTCTGGGCTGTCAAACCTTGAAGACCGCGTTGAGAAGCTAGGGAACACAGCAGACAAGCTCGGCGTTTCGTTTGAGTTTATCCAGACGCTTGAAGAAGCAGCAAACCGCAGCGGCACAAGCATCGACGCGGTGAGTGCTGCGTTTGGTCGGCTTCAAAAGAGTGTTCTCGGCGTAGACGAGGAGAGCAAAGCAGCACAAAAAGCACTGCAAGAAATCGGAGTGACGTCCGAGGAGTTGGCGGCACTGAATCCAGAGGAGCAATACCGGCTTATTGGCGAGCAGCTGCGGTCAATAGAAGACCCCGCCAAACGCACAGCGACAGCCGTGGCACTGTTCGGGAAAGCTGGATCGGAACTGATTCCTTTCTTCAACAACATCGCCGGTGCGGCGACTGACGTAGAGCGATTCAACGCTCGCCTGAGCAGTATCGACCGCGCAAGAATCGACGGGCTCGGCGCGTCTTTTGACGCGGTTCGCGTGTCGCTTTCTGGCGTTGGCAACGAACTACTCACTCCGTTCATCGGGATCACGCAAAGCCTGAGCGACGGCCTGGCTTCAGCGATTGCGACGTTCAGCAGAAACATCGGTGCGCTCCTCGACATATTCTCGCCGCTCACCAGTGCTGTCGGTTTGGCGGGCAATGTGTTCCTTCAGTTTGGATCGACGCTTGGCAATCTGATCGGCACTGTGCTAGAGCCTTTCGCTGCCACCGGCCGAATCATGAGTTCCGCCATTGACCTCATTAGCCAGGCAGTGACCGGAATTGCCGGCCGCGTGAACGATGCCATCATTGGCTTTCGCGAGTTCTTCAAGTTTGAAGGAGTCGCCGCCCAGTTTTCGCAGGCATTCAATGCCATCGGCGAGTCTTTTTCCCGCATCGGCGTGATCATTGCTCGGTTTGCGGAGGTGGCCGGGGAAGCGATCGGTCGCGTAGCAACAGTCATCGGAAATGGAGTGTCGCAGTTTCTCGAGTTCACAGGGCTTGGCAGCGTACTGTCAGCGTTTGCTGACGGAGTCGTGGCTGCGTTTAACGGATTGTGGGATGGCATCAAGCTCGTTGTCGGCCAAGTGGGCGGGTTCATCGAGCAGGTACTTCAGTTTGCTGAAGATTGGCTGGGCATCGTCCCGGAGATTGAGCGGCCCGTTCAAGCCACTGTTGAAGTCAACGGTGGCGGAGCTATTGAGGAACTGCTCGCGACAAGCAAAGACTTCAAAAAAACGCTTGATGACATTACGGGCAGTGTCGGGAATGCCATCGACGAGTCATCGAAGTTCGGACAGGCTGGCTTCGACGCAGCCTTTCGCTACCAAGAGTCGATCGACGATTTGAAGGAGAAGCTCGACGCCGGCCTATTCAATGAAGAAACATTCCGCCGTGAGGCCGAGAGGGCTGGCGATGCGTTCAAGGCCGAGCTTGCCCGCATTGAGGAAGACGCAAAGCTCGACATTCAAATCTCTGAAGAGACACAGAATACGCTCGACGAACTGCAGCAGAAGATCAACAAGGTGGCAGACGATTCAACGAAGTTCGGTCAAGCTGGATTTGATGCTGCCGCTCAGTTTCAGCAGAAGCTGCGTGACCTTGGGCAGCAGTTTGAAGACGGTCGCATCAACGCCACAACGCTTGCGGATGAAACAACCAAGGCGACTAAGGAATACGACAAGCAGATCGAAGGCTTCAAGAAGATCGAGGAGTTGCAGCAGTCAATCGTCAAGGCTGACCAAGACCGTGTGAATGCGCTTCTCGCCCAGAACAACACGACCACGGAGCTGGAGAAGAATCAGGCGGCGGTGCAGCGAGAGCAGTTGCGGCTTGAAGAAGAAATTCGCAAGCAGCGAGAGGCCGGAAACGTAATCGCAGCGGACGCCGCCGCATCGCGGCTCGCCCAGCTTGACCAAGAGGCCGCTAAGCTCGCCGACCTCCAGAAAGCTGCCGGCCAAGGCTTCGGCGACGGGTTCACGAAAGCCTTTGACGCCACGAGCAAGAGCGTCTCAGATCTCATAGCAAAGACGCAGGATTTCGGGCGTGTTGGTGCCATCGCTGCAGAAGGGCTTCGCGATGGCGTTGCGGCAGCACAGTCGCAAGCCCGGAACGGCATCCTGACCAAAGAGTCATACGACCGAGAAGTCGAGCGGCAGCAGGACATCTTCAACCAGCGGTTGCAAGGTGCGCAGCGTGTCGAGCAGTACCTGCAGTCACAGCTGGACGAGCGTCAGCGAACCGAGTTGCAGTACGCAACGCAATTGGAGGCACGGAAGACAGAAGCGATTCAGAACGTCCAGGCTATTGAGGACCGTATCAAGGCAGAGGAGGCAGAAGTCGAGAGTGCCCGCGAAAAGGGAGACCTCAGATCCGCCAAGGCCGGCACGCAGCGAATAAGGCAGTTGCGGCAGGCGGCGGCCATCGAAAAGCAAATCTCGTCAGCGAGGGCTCCGCAGCAGAGCGGCCAGTTCGGCGGCGGCGGCCTGCGGAACGTGGCTGGTTTTGGCCGGAACATAACCAACGCCGAGGCAGAGCAGCAGCAGCAGGTCGCCCGATCACAGCGGCAGGCGCTGCAATCCGTGAACAACGCACTCGCCTCCGTCGCCCTCGCGAATGCAGAGATGGCACGCCGTGCGGAATTGTCCCGTCCTGTGCAGGGGACTGTGCAGACCGCCGACATACGCACGGCAGAGGGAGCGGCGCTCGTGCTCGGGCTCGGCGCGACGGCCCAAGACCCGAGGCTCATCGAGGCGCGACTGCAGACCAAGCAGTTGGGTCTCATTCGGCAGGCGATCGTCGGGGCGACGGCCGGATATAGAAACACACCCGCAGAGATTTTCTGATGTCAGTCGTGAGCTTTCGCGAACTTGGTCGCACCATCGAGGGCGCTATCGGCGAGTCCACCGTGGCGAAGCGCCGCTTCGTCGTGATCCTCGACGACGAGGCGACCGTCAGCCCCACGGCAAACCTCGACGTTGTCGCTGCCGTGGGAGGCGGGCTGTGGGGTGCGGCTCACCCGGAGTTTGATTTTCTCAAGCTCCGCAAGATCGTGATGAACGAGACGTTCGGCGACAACCCGTATCACGTCGAGGTCACGCTTGAGTATGCAGTCCTCACGACCAATCAAGCACGCTCCCCGCTCGATCGAATCCCAGAGTGGTCGTTCGAGCCCGTCTCGGGAGAGCAGGTGCCGGCGTTGTTTTATTACGACGGCCAAGATCAGCGACCGCTCACGAACTCTGCCTACGACTACTTCGAGGGGCTGACCGTCGAGGAGTCGCTGACCAGGGTGACCATCAAACAGAATTTCCTACTCAGGCCGTCGGCAATCATCAACTCATTCGGCTTTGTCAACAGCGACGGCTTCTCCGGGGCTGCTCCCTACCAGTGCAAGCACGAGGGCTCCAAGGTCGAGCGAACAGAGGAGCTGTGGGGGAACGTCGTGTTCCCGTATTGGAAGGTCGAGTCTCAGATCCTCTTCCGCCCGACCGGCTGGAATCTGCTCCTGCCTGACGTTGGGTGGAACTACATCGCGAGCGGCCAGAAGCGGCGGGCGATGGTGTTCGACTTTCAGAATGGCGAGTGGGTGCCGAGCCCCAACCCTGTCGGCCTGAACGGCGAAGGCGGGCAGACGGGCGGCGCACCGGCCGTACTCAATCGTCGGGTCATGCCAGAGGCGTCGTTTTCGTCCTTGTTTGGCTCGCCGCCCGCCTAAACGTCTTCTGCAAGATGAGCCCCCGCGAGGCGTAAAACAGAATCATGGCAGACACGACCTACGAGCAGTTGCCGGCCGAGCTGGATCTCGCCTTCATCAAGGGGGACGAGTTCGGCATGGTGATTTCGATGGACGGCACGAACCTCACAGGCCACAGCTACGACAGTCGCATCTACTCACTCACGAGCGTCGCTGCTGGCGGCGGGCTCGGAGCCGGCGTGACCGTGGCTGCCGGCGGCACCGTGGTGGCGTTCACGATCACGCCGGTCAACCTCACGGCCGGCCAGGTCAACGTCTCGCTCTCCGAGGTGCAGACGGATCAGCTGGCAGCGACGGGCCGGTATCGCTGGTGGTTCAAGACCATAACGCCCGGCAACGTGACGCGGACCTATCTGGCAGGTGACGTGAGCGTGAGGGTTCCCTGATGCCGATCAACGTCTCGATCCTTGGCGAGACGGGCGTCTCCGTATCCGTCAGCGGCAACACGGGCGTCTCCGTTGTTGCCAGCGGCGGCATCGGACCCGCGGGATTCCTGACCGTGCCAGGCACGGCGACGAATGCGTTCGGGACTTTCCAGCTCGTGCCCGGCCCTGGCATCACGGTCAGCACGACGAGCGGACAGTTCACGATTGCGAGCTACGACACGGCGGTCGTGGCGGGGTTCTCGCCGGTGCAGTCCGTGGCCGGTCGCGTCGGGGCGATCGTCCTCCAAGCGAGCGACGTCACGGCTGGCACGTTCGCAATTGCTCGCATTCCGACGATCTCGTACACGGCTCTGAGCAGCGTTCCGACGACGTTTGCACCTTCCGCTCACACGCATTCGACCACGGACGTGGTGGCATTCACGGCGGCGGCGTCTGCCGCAGCACCCGTGCAGTCTGTGCAGTCGAGGACGGGTGCCGTCGTCCTCACGCGGGCCGACCTCACTGCCGCCGCTGAGGTGCACACGCACTCGACCAGCGACATCGTCGGGCTCACGGCGTCGTTCTCGCAAGTCGGCCACACGCACGCAGCCGGCGACATCCAGAGCGGGACGCTCGACATCGCACGCATCCCGACCATCGGGTACACCGCCCTGTCTGGCGTGCCATCGTCGTTCGCTCCCTCGGCACATACGCACTCCACGACCGACATCGTGTCGTTCACCGCAGCGGCATCGGCTGCTGCCCCTGTGCAGTCGGTGGCAGGCCGCACGGGGGCGATCAGCCTGGCCGCGGCAGACGTCTCGGGTCTGGCGAGCGTGGCCACCAGCGGCTCCTACACGAGTCTTGGCAACGTGCCGCTGACGTTCGCACCGGCCACGCACACGCACTCCACCAGCGACATCTCCGGGTATGCCGGGCTGCCGCCACAGGCAGGCTACGCTGGGCCGCTGGTGACGGACGGCACGAGTGCGACGTGGACGAGCCGCTATTCGATTGTGAATCCTGTGCTCGTGCAGGGCGCGGGCATGGCGTTCACCCGCGACACGTCCGCCGGCTCTATCACGATTGCCTTCGCTGGCGGCACGTCCGGCCTGGCGGTTGGCTCGGCGACGCCGCAGCCGCTCGGCACGGCGGCGGCCGGCAGTTCCGCCAACGCCAGCCGCGAGGATCACGTTCACACGCTTCCGACGGTCGGGGACATCACTGCCGCTGCCGCGGTTCACACCCATGCCGCCGCCGACATCACGAGCGGGACGCTCGACGTCGCTCGGATGCCGAGCCACGTGAGCACGCTCAACGGGCTCACTGGCACGCTGACTATTGCGGCGGGCAGTAATGTGACGGTGAGCACCGCCGGCTCGACGATCACGATTGCGTCGGGTGGTGGAAGTGGTGGCTCTGCCGCCCCGGCTGCACGCTCTCTGCACTTTGTCTTCCGTACTTGAGGTGAACGATGGCTGCTCCGAATGTTGCCGGGACCGCGACAGAGGTCTATCTGCGGACAGTGACGATCCCTGTCGGCACCGCCACCGGGTCGAGCGCCACGCTCGTACTCGCCAACGGGTCAGCCAGTTCCGCCGTCCTCGAGATCAACTCGCTTACCGTCAATAACGTCGACGGAGTGAACTCTGCCGACGTGAGCGTGCTGCGATTCGTCGGCACGAACTCCACGCAGCTGTATACGACGATCTCGGTGCCGGCCGACGCCTCCCTCCGCGTGGTCGACGGCACCGCGAAGATGGTGCTGCCCGAGGATCACGCGATTCGCGTCTTCGCCAACGCTACCGGCGACCTGACGGTCGATGTCGCATACGTCGAATACAAGTGACGTAGGTGACGCATGGATCGAGTCTCATTCACGCCGCGTTCCGCGCAGCGCATCGCCCGCGTTGTCAGGGCTGTTGAGAACGCACGGCCGCCCGGCGTCGCGCTTGAGTTTCGCGCGCAGATCATCGAAGCGGATAAAAAGGTATTTCGCGTCGCCACATATACTGGTGCGTGGTCAATCGGCTCGGCGAAGACGGTCACGTTCAAGAATCAAACGAACACGCCGAATACCGTCAGCGCGACGAATCTGTTTTTCCCCGTCACGTCTAATGCGGCAGGCAGCAGGGACTGCGCCGTCGCGAAGGACGGCACGGCGTGGTTTTTGATTGACGTCGTTCAGCAGACGACGGCCGTGATTGTTCTCACGGGCGTCAGCCTCGGGACGGCTGGGCTGCAATTCACACGAGCGTCCATCACTGTCGCCAGCACGGCGACGGAGAGCGTGTCGACCATTACCACCACGGCCTGCACATGACGCCAATCGCGACCAAGAACAACGCGATCATCCTCAAGGACGGCAAGCTCGCGGAGAACTGCGGGTGCTGTGAGGAGTGGTATTGCGACCAGCAGTACGGCGCGTGCTGCAATGGGACTCAGTGCGAAAACAAATACAAGTGCGATTGCGCAAGCACGAGCACGTTCAAAAACGGCGTGCCCTGCGGCGGGAGCGCGTGCTATTGCGTGTTTCCAACACTTGCGCCGCTGCCGGGTGCGATTACTAGCATTGACGATCCGATGATTGGCCGCCGGCTGCCTATCTACTGCACTCTCACCGACGGCCGGCACTCATATTCTGGGAACTACACAAACATTCAAACCTTTTTCCCTGACGCCGCAAGCCTGCTTGCCGTGTATGGATCAGAAGCACAAACTTCGTTCACCGAAGCGCCCGCACTAGGTACCAGTGGGTCTAATTACGGTGTCTCAGTAGAAGGATTGTGGAAGAAATATCTTGCCACTCCGTTCACGCTATTCCCGCCATTCGCTTCGCCGTGCTGCGGAGATCTCACGGATGGCAACGCGTACGTACTAGCCCAACTGATATGCAATAAACAGACGGGGCAGTGGGCGATGTCGTGGTCGACTGGAATGACTTGCTTTAGGTGGACGCGTGATCCTTTCTATGGCACATACTCGTACCAGACAAACATCACGTTGCTCTACTCCGACAGCGGCACGATTTTGATACCGGCCGCGTCAAACGGACTTCCGGAGGAGGGGACGCACTCGCTTGCGTCGGGTGCGGGGTATGGAACTCCGTGCGAGAATTACATACTCAACGCATCTATCACAATCTCGCATTCTGCGTAGCGACACATGGCCTGCCTCAAAACATCAGCCGGCAATGGCGGACCGGGCATTGGTCCGACCTACGCCACCGAAGCCGCCTGTCTCGAAGCCTGCAAAGAAGGCGCGTGCTGCGAGACAGCGAACGGTGTCACGACGTGCAGCGTCAAGCCCGCGTGCCAGTGCCAGGGAACGGGGAAGACGTTCAAGGGGGTGGGGACAACGTGCAGCCAATACAACGGTGCGTGCTGCGATGGGGCGTCGTGCAGCATCAAGCCCGAGTGCGAATGCGTCGGTGATGGCAAGCTGTTTCGTGGGGTGGGAACTACTTGCGCTCAAGGGACGTGCCTCTGCTGCGACGCTTTTGGTCAGCCGCGGCCAGGGCAGTGTGCTTGGTGCTGGTGTTTTTGCGGGGACGGAGCCGCGCCGTACCCACGCTTCATCAATGCCACGCTGTCTGGGTGGTATCTCGTGTATCAACCGATATTGCAAAACGGGGTGCAGATCGGGTTGCGATCAAAGCAAAAAAGCATAAACGCTACCGTGACGCTCTCCGCCTTTTCTCAGCCTTCGAGATTTAACTGCCCCAATTGGCATTACGGCCTGCCCGGACGGCAGGGCTCGCTGCCGATAGGAAACGGCGTTATCGGTTCGGCTACTATCGCGCTCCACGGAACCACGCAACTGGATCCCCCCAACGCTTCAAACGTAAACTGGTCATTTACCTTTACGCTGATTGATGACACTGAGTTTTCGTCTTACGCCGATCCGAATAGCTGGTGGAGTTGCCTTTCTAACGGCGTGGTTTGCCAAACGCCAGCGATATCCACTTCTTTTGTCAACATAAGCGGTCCTTACACAAGCGGCGTGTGCCTGTCAGGCATGGTGGGACAGTCGCATGTTTCTGGCGAAAACAGCGGAATCAGCGTTACGTTATCGGTCAATGGTGTTCAGCCATGATCTGCGACTGCGACAACGCAACAAAGACATGCAGGCGCTGTGGCGTTGCCGATGCTTTTTGCGGGTCGCCGAGGCAATGCCCAGGCCGCTCGGTCGCCGAGCCACCGCCCCCGCAGCCCATCACCCACGGCCCCGGCACCGAGCTATCCCGCCTTTTGAAACGCTTTGGCATCGAGCCGACGCCGACCTGCGCCTGCCGAGCCAAGGCGGCAGAGATGGACGCCTGGGGATGCGACGAGTGCAGCAAGCCCGAGCGCATCGACGAGGTCGTCGCTGTCATGCGTGCGGAGGCACAGGCACGCGGCCTGCCGTTCCTCGACGCCGCCGGGCGGCTCCTCGTGCGACGAGCGATAGCCAACGCCCGCCGTCTCGCTTGACGCGCCTGTCACGCTGTAGGCGTCACAGGAGCGACGCCCATGCCACGGCCACGGAAGCAGCCGAAGCCCAAGCCTGACGCCGTCATCCTGCCCCCGGAGCTTGACGACGATGACGAAGAAGGCGGCAGTGTCATCCCCGACGATGACGGCTGGATCACCCTCAAGCAGAGCAGCGGAGATTCTGGCGCTGGCACAGGCGTCGGGCCAGACGAATTGGCTCACCGCCCTGCCGCCAAGCGAAAAAGAGCTCCTCGTCGAGATTCGTGACCGCTGGCGTGCAACGCGCGAGATGACGGGCGTATCGGCCGCATCGCTGGCGAAGACGCTGATTTCCCAGATGCCAGAGACACGATTCCCCTGCAAGAAGGGACTCTCGGAATGGCTGCTTCACGCCGACGCGCCGTAGAGATTCTCGCGGCTGCGTCCGCTGGTGCCACGCCGAAGCCCGGCCACGATGCCGAGCAGGTCACGCAGAAGCGTGATGGCGACGTGCTCGAGGCACGGTCCACGAGCCGTCGAATCAAGACGGTCGAGGATCTGCTGCGACACATCGAGGCAGACCTTGAACGCTACGAGGTCGCCGCCAGCGAGGCAACGAAATGGGAGTGTGCGACTGCTGGAGATGACGGCGAGCCGATCGTCACCGAGCTGCATCGTGTGTTCGTGCGGCTCAAGCCACGCGGCGGCCCGACGACGAAAGAGATCGTCGAGGCGATGATTGCCGGTGCGGCTGGCGGCATTCGCCGCCCTGTGACCAAGGCTGTCAAGGCACAGAAGCGCGACGGCCTGTGGCAAGTCCTGCCGGTGAGCGACACGCACCTCGGCAACTACGCCTGGAGCCAGACGACCGGAGCGGGCGATTGGGATCTGTCTATTGCCGAGCGTGTCATCGGCCAGGCTGCCGGCGAGTTGCTCGCGGTGGGGGACACGCACAAGCCGGCCCGCAGGACGATTGCGTTCCTCGGCGACCTCTTCCACTACGATCGGGCCGAGCGTGCCGAGACATCGAGCGGCACTCCGCTAGAGCGAGACGGGCGGCTGCAGAAGATGATCAAGGTTGGTGCGGACGTTTTGCTTGGCATCGTTGAGCGATCCGCCGAAACCTGCCCGACGGACGTCGTGCTCGTGCAAGGCAACCACGACGAGATGCTGTCGTGGGCATTTCATCGCATCCTGATTGAGCGATTCCGCAACGATCGCCGCGTGAAGGTCGACGAGCGGTACACGGGCCGCAAGTATTTGACGCAAGGCAAGACGCTGCTCGGCTTTTGCCACGGCCACAAGGCAAAGCGTCGGCTCCCGCAGCTGATGGCGCTGGAGGCTGCGGAGGAGTGGGCTCGCTGCCCGTACCGCGAGTGGCACACCGGGCACTATCACTCGTCGGCTGCGGAGTGGTCGAGACCGATTGAGACGCTCGACGGCGTGCTGACGCGGGTCAGCCCGTCGCTCTGTGCTCCTGACGATTGGCACGCCAGCCACGGGTTTCTTAACACTAGACAGTGCATGGAGACTTTCATCTACGCCGCCGAGGGCGGACTCACAGCCATGCACGTTTCGACTCCGAAAGGGACACGATGACCACCACGCTCGACGAATCCGTATCCGCACTCCGCTCTGCCGTCGAAGCTCGACTCGCAGGCACGCCAGCCGATGATCCGAAAATGCAGGGCTATCGCCTGCCGGGAGACGGCATCCTCAACGCCAGCCCCGAGACCTACGCGGAGTGGACGCCGCCCGCGTTTGCGTCTGCGAGAGTCGCGGACGTGCATCCCACGTCGCAGCAGTTCTTCGACCTCTGCGACGACATCAAAGAAATGCACAGAAAGAAAAGCGCCGACTACGGGTGTCCGAGCGGCACGGACCCGCTCGCGAACATCCGCAGCGGGGCGAAGTTTGTGGGGATCCCGTCGTGGAAAGCGGCAATGGTGCGGCTGTCTGACAAGGTCACGAGGCTCGCCGCGTACAACGCGACAGGCCGGCTAGAGAACGAATCGCTCGAGGACAACCTTTTCGACCTGGCGTCCTACGCGCTGCTGGCGTTGCTCTTGCATCGCGAGGAACAGCATTGACCGACCTAGAGGCTCGCGTATCCGCTCTCGAGCAGAACGTGCTGGCGATTGCCAGGGCGGTGAGCGAGATTGCCACGACGCATACGCTATTCGCGACGGCGGCCGTAGCTCACCTGCAAGGCATCTCCGCGGAGGTCAAGGCGATGCGGGCTGACCTCGACGATGACGACAACGACGAGTGGAAGGATTTCTCGTGAGCGTGACTCTGAGCGACGACGAGGTGCAGTCGATGGAGCACGCTGCTCGTCGATTCTGCGGTGCGTTTACGGGCACATCGGGCACTCTCGCGGGCATGGTGCTGCGATGCCTGGCCGAGAGGAAGCGGCTGCTCGCGGAGGTGAATCACCTGACGGTAGAGCTTGCCAGACGTGACGAGATTCGCAGGCCGCTGCCAGCGTTGGCAAGCGTGCCTGACTGAGCCGGGCGGGCGCGGCGGCCGGGGTGTCTCCTTTCCACCCTGGTCGCCCCCGCCGGCTTGACACTTCCGCGATGCTGCGGCCATGCGTGCCGCCATCATCCTCGCTGTGCTGTGCTCGCCGCTGGTGGCCGGCACGACCGACGATGCCGTGCCAGACGCCCGGTATGTCGAGTATGGGCGTGGATTCGCGACGTACACCTGCAAGGTCAGCGGCGTCGGTGGGGACGGCAGGCGGGCCTCTGCGTCCTGCACGCTACTGTCGCCGCACTGGGCGATCACTGCGGCTCACGTTGTGCATGGCTGCACCGATGTCATCGTGACGTCGGGGACGCTGCCGCGGGCTGCAGCGACGGTCGTGATCCATCCCGAGTGGCAGCGTGACGTGCACGGGCTGCACGACCTCGCTCTGGTCCGCTGCGACGAGCCGCTCGAGCTAGACTTCTTCCCGGCGCTTTCTGACGGAGACGAGCACGTCGGCCAGGTGGTCAGCATCGCAGGCTACGGGCTGCACGGGCGGCTGACCGAGGGGCACACGAATCACGACGGCAGGCTGCGAGCTGGGACGCAGACGATCGAGAGGTTCGACCGCAGCCTCATCGTGTGCCATGCGGCGTGCGGCACGAGCGTGCTCGAGTTGTGCATCAGCCCCGGCGACAGCGGCGGCCCGCTATTCGCAGGCGGCCGGCTGGCTGGCGTGAACTCGTTCACGATGGCGGCGAAGGGCGCGACGCTCAAGAGCCGCCAGGGCGAAGAGACCGCTCACACCCGCGTCAGCCTGTACCGGGAGTGGATTCTGGGCCTCGTGCGATAGGCCAGCCGCGATGGCTTCTGTCGTCGCACGAGCTCTAGCTCAACGGTCATACTCGTAGCCAGTGAAGTCGTCGTCGCTGTCGACTAAAAAGTCGCTGTCTGCTTCGTACAGACAGGGGGATCTACCGCACGCGACAATCCCTATTACGCGGCTGATAAATCCTGGCGCGACTTCGTCATCGCCCCAATCTCCACGCTCTTCTTCTCTAAGTACGCGACACTGCATCGCCCACGCCACAACTGGCTCCCTCCCGCCATCCTTGTACGTCGCCCAATAGCCTGTGGCGGGAATGATCTGCACTACTTGCCAATCAGTGCCAAGGCTCCAGCCAGCAGGGACGGCAGCCATGCCCATGCTCGGTGCCTTGACTTTCGCGGACTTTTTCTTTGTCGCCATCGGTTCGCTCCTTTTCTGTGGTTTGAAAGTCTAGCAATGATTCACGCCGCCGGGTTTTCCGGCGGTTTGTCGGTGAGGTCGAGCGTGGGCAGGGACTCCACGCTGGTCCGTTCCGGCGGGCAGATTGCCGGATCGACATAATGCTCCAGTAGCCTCGGGCTGCTGTGATCAAGCAGAGCGGACGCCGCAGCCCGCCCGCCTGGACCGGCCGCCATATAGGACGCTGCCGCACGACGCAGCCCGTGGAAGCCCCTGTAGGTGACGTTTGCTTTGGCGCACAGCAGCTTGAGGGATTGCCAGATCGAATCCCGATGAACGCGGTCCCAATCCCATACGAGCTCGCCAGGAGCCCGCTGGCGGGCGCGGAGCATCTTGGCAAGGTCTGGGGTGATCTCTCTCACAATGTCGCGCAAACCGCCCTTGCGAGTGTCACCGAGGAACGTGACGCGGCAACCGTCGAGGTCAACCTCAGACCAGCGAAGCGAGAGCATTGCCGAGATCCGCTCGGCGGTGCAGTAGCCCGTGTAGATCAGCGTGGGCCACCACCAGGCGGCTGGCTGGCCACCTACGGTGCCACGGCGCAGCCGCCCTGTCCGAATCATCTTGGCGACGTCATCGGCCGTGTAGGCTCGAGGAATTCGCTGGGCAACCCTCATGCGTGCCAATGCTGGGAACTCTGCCGCCAACCTCTTGCGAGCGGCGAAGTTCCACAAGGCGACAATCTGCGTGCGGTCCTTGAGCACAGACGCAGGCTTTGGAATCCGCCCGTGGTGCGGTGTCTTCGCACGCCACCGCAAAAACTTGCTGACGACCATGTCGTCGAGGTCAGCAACTGTCGGTTCGCGTGTCTGATCGCCAGATTCCGCCCGCAGGAAATCGCGGAATCTGTCTAGCGTGCAGCCGTAGAGCTCAATCGTCCTATCGGACAGGGCATTCAGAATTGAATATCGGTCCAGCAGTTCTTTCAGCGTCATCGAAGCACCTCTCCGCAGGTGCCTCCGTGCGATCAACCTCTAGGCGACCTACACCTAGCGGCTCCATGCCGTTGCCACTGCGGAAGGGAAAGAATACCAGACCTGAACACCTGTATACAAACGCTCACTAGTAGTCGAATGCACACAGGTGACCAGTCGCACCACTTCCATGCCCTCCGCTGATACTTGGCTCGGCTGCCCCCATCCTACGCGGGGCGCTGGGGCAGGTTCCAGCTTTTGGTTTGGTTTGACTAGCTACCGCTAGCAGTTAGCATGGAGGCATGGTCGGGATGCCACAAAAAATCGACGGCGGCGAGTACCTCACGGTCAGTGAGGCCGTGGATTTCATGGGCTGCACGGACGGCTGGATCCGCATACTGCTCCGCGAGGGCAAGCTGCGGGGCCGCCGGTTCGGGGAACGTGTCTGGCTCATCCCGGTGGAGGCTGCCAGGGAAGCTCGAGACTCCCTCACGACCAGGGCAAACGCCAAGAAGCACCTCGCCAAGCGTCCCGCCGCCAAACGCAAGAAGGCGAAGCGGAAGAAGTAGCGTTTTCCCGGCCGAAAACGCACTCCAAAAAAATCCGATTCATGCCCTTGACGCCCAACTACCGATACCATACAGTACCCGTGTCAGGCGATTGAGACCTGACGCAACGCCAACCGGAGACGAAACGATGAACGCCGCAACTCTCAAAGGGATTCGGATGGTGGCTGACGAGATGGTTTCCGTCGTGAGCCAAACCAAGACTGCCAAGGAAATGGCCCTGACTTCCCACAACCTCGGACGCGACGGCAAGACGGCGATGACTGCCGATGGTCGCAAGTGGGTTTGGGACGCTCGATTCAGCCAATGGTCCGCTTGGGGCTGAACCACCACTGCCAGCCGGCAATCGGGCCGGCTGGCAATACCACCACAAACCAAGGAGCACGACCATGACCACGACGACAGACAACCTCACAAACGCTAAGCGGCTTGCCTGCAAGGTTGGCCCGAAGCAGGCGTGGTGCATCCAGTACGAGCGTGGCCAGCACTTCATCGTTTCTGACGTCTACGGGCAGCTCGGCTCTGGCAGGAGGTTCCATGTCACGGATGGCGATGCCATTGAGCTTGCCCGCAAGGCTGGCGTGCAGTGCGACGATGACGGCTTGATTGCTTGACGCCAACGCCACGATGCAAGGATGCGACCGATGACGTTTGGATCACTGTTCGCCGGGATCGGCGGCTTCGACTTGGGCCTAGAGCGTGCTGGCATGGAGTGCCGCTGGCAGGTCGAGATTGACCAATACGCACAGGACGTGCTGGCACGCCATTGGCCCGGCGTCACCCGCTGGGGCGACGTCGCCACTTTCCCGCCAGACGACGGATTGCATTGGTCTGCTGACGTCATCTGTGCTGGCCCGCCGTGCCAGCCGGTGAGCATTGCAGGAAAACGCAAGGGGGCAGGCGATGGCCGATGGATGTGGGGCGAATGTCTACGAGTTGTTGCGACTCTCAAGCCAGCAATGTTTGTGGCTGAGAATCCCACCGGACTTCTTTACGATGATGGAGGGCGCACGTTTGGCGCAATCATCGCGGCGTTGGGGGCGGTCGGGTACGAGTGCGAGTGGCACATCGTGTCAGCTGCGGATTGCGGTGCCCCGCACCGAAGGGAGCGAGTCTGGTTGGTGGCAAGGCAGGACAGCCGCATGGATCAAGTGCGACAGCTGCGAGGACTACATCTGCACGATACACAGGACGCATGCACACGACTGCGACTGCCCTCCTCTGGAGGAGTGGAAATGCAACCCGTACTTCGCCCGTGTGATATGGCCGACACCAGCGGCGAGGGATTGGAAGGGGCCGTCAGTCAATACGCCAGCGAGGGACTGCCTGGACTTCGCAGTGGAGCGTGGAGCGACGAAGTCGAAGACGTATCCAGCACCACCGACAACTGGTGGTCGTCTCAATCCGGCGTTTGTCGAGTGGCTCATGGGGTTCCCAATCGGGTGGACCGACTGCGATGCCTCGGAAACGCCGTCGTGCCACAGGTCGCAGAAGTCATCGGACGAGCCATCATCCAAGCCGAAAGCCAGGTGACCACATGAAACGCCACCTCGACGCCATCATCCGCTCCCTGCTCTTGGTCCGCCTGGGCCAGCAGCTTGGCACCGACTCGGAGCTGTCTCGAGCCGTGGCCCAGTTCATCGACGCCGCTCTTTCTGCGGCAACACGGTTTTTCTCTTGACGAACTACCGCTACTCGATAGCCTATCTACCGCTACCGGCAGCGACTACTGAACACAACAACCACTCCCGCAACCTGCGTTTCGCCGCAGGAAAACAGCATCGAAAATCCTTTTTGCGACGCTTGACCATCACCTGTACGGGCGTATAGTTGCGCCCCACACACGAAGGAGATCACCCACATGGACGCACACAGAAACGAATACCTCGCAGCCGTCGCCGGAATGGCCGAGCACACGCTGCCGTCCGCGATGAAGCGGACCTACGCCGAGGGCGACTACGTCAGCGGCACGAGCTGCGGCAAGCCGTGGAGCGGTCGCATCGAGTGGTTCAGCGACTCTGGCCGCACCGCGTGCATCAACGTCGGCGGCGGCTGGCTGTTCGTGCCGGTCAAGGACATCACTTTCTGATTTTTCTCGGGCAAAACGGCATGGGGATTGCCCCCCCCCCCCCCCCCCGTTACGTTCTCCCCCCAGAAAAGTTGGTGCACACAAGGACACGAGAGGACCGCCTGCGAGCAGGACGCAGCAGGCGGAAGGAGTGGCGTCGGAGACGCCGGTAGCAGGGACGCAATAGCACCCGGCGAGCAGGACGCGGAGCCGGGATTTTCCAGATTCCAGAAAACGGAAAGGACACGAGGACATGAGCACGGAAATCAGCACGCAGCGTGCAGCCACGGGGCTCGCACTGCAATCGTTCGATGACGCTTTCCGGTTCGCCAAGATGGTGGCGGCATCGGAGTTCGCTCCGAAGGATTTCAAGGGAAAGGCCGAGTCGTGCCTGCTGGCGATCCAGCACGGAAGCGAGGTCGGGCTGTCGCCCATGCAGTCGCTCCAGAGCATCGCCGTCATCAACGGCAGGCCGACGATCTGGGGCGATGCCGCCCTTGCGTTGGTGCAGTCGAGCGCGGTCTGCGAGTACGTGAAGGAGTACGTCGAGGGCCAGGGCGACAACCTGACGGCTGTCTGCGAGGCCAAGCGCCGAGGCTACCCGGCACCAACCGTGAGCAGGTTCAGCATGGCTGACGCCAAGCGGGCCGGGCTGGCTGGAAAGTCTGGCCCGTGGTCGCAGTACCCGGAACGGATGCTTCAGCTGCGTGCTCGCGGGTTCGCCCTGCGTAATGCGTTCGCAGACGCCCTGCGTGGGCTCATCACCGCCGAGGAGGCGCAAGACTACCCGCAGCCCGAGCCGGCCCGCGAGCCCGTGGTCGTGCGTCCGAAGTTCACCAGCGACACGGAAACCGTGGTGCCGCTCAAGCCAAAGGTCAGCAAGGAGCCGCAGCGTACCCGCGCCGACGCTGGCCGCCTGGCCATCGGCAGTGCCGCGACGATTGAGGCGTGCGAGGCCCTGCGTTCCAAGCTCGACGTCTACCACGACGGCGGCGAGATCAGCGACGACGAGTTTGCCGAGCTGACGAAGCTGCTGATGGGCCGCGTCGAGATCCTGATGAGCGAGCCCGAGGAGGTGACGAATGCGTGAGCCGCTGAACATCGACGCCAGCGTGATCGCCGAGTACCTCGAGCGGCAGGCCAGGCCCGACATGGCGTCGTTCATTCGTTCGCTGGATTCAAGGTCACGCGATGCGTACCTCCGCGAGCAGGGCCTCAAGGACAAGATCGCTGCCTTGGCCGCGAGGTTGCACCAGTACGAGCCGCCACCGAATCGGCAGCCTGACGTCGTCTGGACAGGAGACTGACATTCGCCGAGGCACGCCATTGCCCGAGCGGCTGCATCACGCTGCCGCATTGGTCGCCAAGGGAATGGTGGC